ATTTTTGACTCAAGCTGTGTCTTTGCATAGCCGTTGGTCGCAAACTCTACTATGCCACTCTTTACTGCATCTTGGAGGCTTTTGCTAAACAGTTCCGGGGTCATGTCTGGCTTATTGAGTATAGCTGTCAGGGTGGACGGTAGATTATTTAGATAGGCATTTACATTTGCTCTCCCCACTGCACCGGCTTGACCTACTGACCCTTTTGCAAATGCGGTGCGGTATCTATCAAACTCGCCTATACCCTGCATCAAAAGTTTTGATTTTACGATCTCACCAAGTTGTGGTGAGCTGGCTGTAATAGCATCCGACAACCCAAGTATTGATGCGTTGATTTGGTTTTGCAGTGTTGGAGGTGGTGTGTTATTAGATGATGCCGTAAAAACTAGATCGTTGATTATCTTTGTACCTTCGACCATTGCCTCATTTTGTAGAACTCTCAAGGCACTCTCTCTAGCGGATCGACCAAATACTGTGTTCCCAAAATCTAGCAAGTCAGATGTATCTCTACCATCTTTGAAAGCTTTTTTAAGTGTGTCTACGCTTGGAGCATTCTCGACACCAAATCTAGCCCCCTCTTCCTGTGCTTGCACTTCAAGATTTCTGAAAGCAAACTGGGCCATTTGATCAAGTGATCTACCTAAGACAGTCATTGTCCTAGATGCCTCTTGAGCCTCTGCCCCCTGTGGGAGGTTAAGTTGGTTCAGCCCTTGGCCTACTGATTGATATGGTCGAAAGGTTGGTGCCATTATCCTAGTGCTGTATTTCCTGTTTGTGAAAGTCCACCGCCACCACTTGGGTCTATTGCCTGATAGTTTGCAAAGCCTGATGCTAAGGTGCTAAAGGCTCCTATTTGACCTTGAAGTCGTGCTTGATCTCCAGCTCTTCTTAAATCACCGGCTCTCATACTTGCTGTTGCTAAAGCCATAGATGCATTAAAAGCAGTATCACTAAAATCTCCAGATGCTGGACGGCCTACTAAGAAAACTCCTCTGTCAATCACAGTTCCAGTTTGCCTTAATCCTTGTCTTGGAGATCCAGCTATGATGGAGGCCAAACTTGCATTCGTTCTTTTGAGAGCCTCGACACCTTTCTTTTTTGCGTTGACCGCCTCAATCCTTCCCCTGAGTTCCTCGTTTCTTGCTCTGATATCATAAGCCTCTTTTGCTTTTTCTCCGGCTGTAAGCTGTGCCATTGCACTCAGTGCCGTTGATGCGATTGCTACTACTTCCATATTTATGCTCCTGTCGAAAGTTTATACTCTACCGCCAATACTGTAGCAAATAGAGGTTTGGTCATGGTAAAAGTAATCTGGGCCTCACTAGTGTAACCAAGTAAAGGAGACATTCGTTTTCTCCCGGTAAAGGTTGCGATTGCTGTATCTAGTGTGTGTGGAAATTCTCTGAACGGTATCTCATTCCCATTGATGGCGAGGTTCTGTGTCCTGTCTAATATTGGCGATACCTCTAGTATTCTTTTTTTTCGGCTGGTAACAACTCCGCTGGCTAGCCGTGGCTCTACCGGCATAGTCTTGACCTCGACATCGTAAGGTAGCCCTACCTCAACATATGTCGTTGGAACAGCATCTAATGTTATTTGACCAGAGGAGACAGTCTTATTTGTAAGAACAAAGTCATCACGAATGACGTTGACTTCCTTAGCCTCTAGATGGGAAAGGCTCCCGGCAGTGGTGTTGGTTGGCTTTGCTTGATCCGGGGCGGTCGCTCCAGAAAAATACTGAATGTTTGCATCAGTTGTACGGTCATCATCGAAACACTCTAGATAATGCTTGGTGGCTGAGTTGACTGTCCGTTTGACTATGACGTATATATCTTCGATATCAACAGCAACATCCTCAAATGTTCCGTCTGTAATAAACTCTGATGGGGCTATCACATTTTGTGGTTTGAGTATTGAGTAGACACACATAGAGCCATCAGTACCGTTTGTAATCATCAGAAGATCACCGTCATCAGTAGACGTTGCCACCCGGAGAGCCATCTTCTGTGGGTTCTTCAACAAATGGGAGGAAAGAAGAGATACATTGTCTGAATTATAATTTAGGTCTGTATCGCTAAATATAAGCTCTCTGAGGGCTTTACCGGACTTTTGAATGTAAAGGGTGCCGGTTTCCGCTGACACAGGCTTGATGCCCTCTTTTGAGCCTCTCCGGGTAGCAATCTTAATCACGATGTTAGATGGTGTAATTGGATCAAGTGTTGACTGTGGTATAAAGAACTCAGCCGATGACGTAAAGATTTGTAAGTCTCGGCCAGAGCGGATAGCATTGATAGCATTCAGACTATCGCTGGATATCGTTACAAACAACGCATCATCATCCAAAGCCTCGTCTGTTTTAAAATTAAAGAAGTCAGCCACCTTTGATCCAAATAATGTGTTAGGCATGGACTTTGACCCACCAAAGAACAATCGTCCTTCGTGAAAGGTACAAGTCCTAGGAAAGCCTCTTGTGCTGGAGAAGACAGCCTCGTACCCTGTCTCAAGTTCCCATGATCCAGATGCTATTGCAACCGATGCCTCAAAGAAGGGTATCTCTACAACTGTCTTAACAACGGTCGAACTTTCAAACTCTATAATCCTTGCACGACCAAAACCATTTAGGACATTGATATATTGATTGACATTGCCAGAGGAGAATATCCCGGAAGAGGCAGTTATCTTTACTGTACCATCAACAGCATCCGGTGTAATGGTTGCACTTGGGTTGGAGGTTGCAAGAGTAAACGCATGGAAGGGAGAGGTCAGAGATATTGTACTCTCTGTCCAAGTTGAATTAGTGCCACCTCTTACAATCTTTCTTGGAGCTAGGTCTTCTTGTACGAGTATCAATGTATCAGCCGATTGTGTAAATGATAGCTTAGAGAGGTCTATATCGCCAAGGTTGATAGCAAGATAGTCATTGCCTGAGCTGTTGATATTTGAGATCAAGACCTTGTTTGCATAGACAAACATTCTTGTCTCTGACGCTGACTGCTTGACAAAAACCAACATGAAACTCTGATCATTACTAAATTCAAACGGTATTAGTCTCATGCCATTCTGAGCATTGAATGACCCACCAAGGTGACTACTGAGGTCTTGTAGAAAGGCTAGACCCGGTCTTCTCTCAAAGCCACCCTGTGGCATGACCGTTACATTCTTGGCTCTATCTAGAGCGGAAGGATACTGGTTGAGGTCTACCCGGCCTTTGACTAACGGATCAAGCTCACCAACTGTGAAGTTCGATTGATAGACTGTTACCCGGCTCATCTGACATCTACCAGCACATAATCAGCAAGAACTTGAGAAGACTGACCAGAACCATCAATGACGGTTGCCTGTCGAAAGTAGCCACCCCTCAAACTTTCAAGGGGAGTTCCAAGGGCCACACTTTTCCAATATTCTGACTTTGTTGTTTGATCGGTTACCGGCTCGGCTAGATGCCAGGCCATTTGATAGATGAGCAACTGCACAAAGTATGCCGGCATTGCTGGTTCATCAACATCTCTTTGATAGTCTATATAGATAGTTTGCTCTTGAGAGAGTAGTTCAGCACCTTGGATCTCATAGTCTGTGAGGTTTGGTGCATTCGTATTGTTTGATGTAAATACTTTTCTTGGAACACCATTGACCATGTCAGAAGGAAGAGCATACGCATACTGCCAGAAAGATAAAGGAGTGGACGCTGACTGAGCTAACTGTGTTTTAGTAAGAGAGAAACTCCAAGGATACATCCCAAGAGTTTGAGCTTTGACCTTTGGATAAAGAACCCCGGCTATCGATGCCGGGGCAGTTCCATCGGAAAAGGAGGATATACTCGTTGATCCGAGCAGTAATAGGGCTTGAGAACAAATAGATACGTCTGTGTCTGTGCTTGCCATTCAAACCCCTTTTGGTTTGGGAGGCAGTCGGAACTACCCCCCAAGAATTTTAGTCATCATCTGTCACTACGGCAATAACCGTACCATTGCTAACATCAACAACATTACTTGCGTTGCTAACAACAACGTGCATTGTGACTGTTCGTGTGCCACCGGTTGAGCCATGTACGATGATCATATCACCGACGTTTAGAATATCGGATAAGTCATTGAAATACCCGGATCCATCAACCACGGTGTGAGCATCGGTAGTGGTATAGACATACATTGCTGGAGTAACTCCGGCTCTGGCCTGTCCACCGATGGTATTGAAATCATTTCTTACAAATGCCATCTTAGCTCTCCCTACAAGTTACATCACATATACCGTTGACATCGACCGCTATGGCTCCTGCCGAATACATGGCAGTCACAAGAAACGATGTTCTCTCTGGTATATAGTTGATTTCTGTTTTAGCTGGCATACCGATACCAAGACCTATTGCAGATTTGTGAAACGCTACACAAGTTCTGTCATTTGATCCATCGATTGGAATACCGCCCTCATCTCTGTCACCAAACATAATTATATTAAATCCAGCGAATTGAGATAGCTCACCTCTAGCCAGAGCTTGAAGTTGTATGAAATCTGAGCTAACGGCTCTTTCATCTCCAAGCAAGGAGGCCATTGAGTTGGCATGGACTAAGAGGTATCTCTCGGTTGAGGGTACATTCTTAGCGTTGAGTTTCTTACCAGCCTCAATAATCTTTCCGACATTAAGGTCAGAGGCAGTCGCTGAACCAGAAGTAACCACAGTATTAGCAACGGTTGACCCGGCTGATGCGTTGATCAAGGCATCAATAACGACTTGGTCTTCTCGTCTGGCTATGGCTTTTCCTAGCATCTCAGCAAGCTCTGCTCTTTCGTCAAAGTTTACTTTCGCTTGGTTAAAAATGTCACTGTACTCTGATGCAGAATAGTCCACCATTGTTGCGGAAACCGAGCTGAAATCAGCCCCAACTGGGGTTACCTGAGTTCCGGGTGACCGAACAGAGGCTGTGCCTTTGGCTAAGATTGGGAACTTTACGGTTGAACCTTCTACGTTTGCTCTGGTTCTCACGGTTCCAGCAAGTTTAGCCTCAGACTGATAAGCCTGATGAACTTCGCTTTCAAAGATAGTGACGAATGCTGTACTGATATTGTTGTTCGACATCTATCGCTCCATAAAAAAATTAACATTAGTGTTTTCTTGGTTATGGAATAAATCCGCCAATCAAA